CCCCCAAAGCTGCTCGCTTTATTCGGCGCATCACGTTTGCCAAGAACGATCCTGTGGCCCTGGCTTGTGAAGCCTACGGCTACAAAATCATTCCTTCCCAATCCGACCGAGACGAAACAGGAGCACTGCTCGATGATCCTCGCGACCCTCGTTGCACAGAATGGCTGGTGGAAATCCCTACCGAAACATCTTGGGCAAACATTCCTGGATGTGACGCCATTGACATCAATGCGTTCAGTGTTGAGGCTCAATACAAGTTCTATATGCAGGTCCAAACGTATTACACAACTCACAACACTTCAGCAACTCTGGAGTTCCGTGAGAATGAGATTGAAACCCTTGCTAAGTTGATCCACAAATCAATTGAAAAAGACGAGGGCTACATCTCAGCAGCACTGCTGGCAAGGTTCGATGCAAACGAAACTTTCCCGCGTCTGCCGTTTGAACCCGTTACCAAATCACAGTTTGACGAACTCCAATCTGAAGTGGCGGCTCGTCGAATTACCAGTGACTTCTCTCTGGCTATGGAGTCCTTTGGAACCAAGTTAGGAGACGGTCAAGGGCCTGCTGCGTGTGATTCGGATAAGTGTTTATTTGCTGAATCAAAACCAAAGTAATGATTATCACCGAAGATCTCGGCCTTGGGTCCCTCTCATCAGGGACTCTTAAGGGCGTTGTGGCTGAACTGGATTCACTATTTCCAGATGTCTACCCAGATTATCTGACAGATCCGCGAGAGCTTGCCTACAAAGCTGGGCAGCTCTCTGTCGTTCGGCTTTTAAAAGCAAAACTCGACAAGACTTAAGGAGTACATCATGTGTAGTGGTGGCGGCGGTAACGACCGCAAAAGAGAAAAAGAACAGCGCAGAGAACGCGATCGGCAAGAACGAGCCCAGCGGGATCAGCAAAGACGTTATGAGCAGCAACTAGCTGATCAACGCCGTGCTGCCTCTGAGGCACAAGCCAGGCAAGCTGAACAGTTTCGTATTGCTCAGGCTGATGCTGACCGCCGCTTCCAGCAGCAACAGCAGCAAGCAACACAAAGAGCTGCTGAACAGGAAGCACAAATGCAAGCTCAACGTAAAGCCCAAGAGGCTCAACTTGCAGCTCAACTAAAGGCACAGCAAGAGGCTGAAGCAAAAGCACGATTGGATGCTGAGAAGGCACGTAATCGTGGTCGCTCGATGGAAGCTGCCGAAGGCGGCACTGTGCAGCGTAACAAGCAAATGAAGAAATCTAAGAAGAAAGCACGTCTTGGCACTCGGCAATTGACAAACCCACTTACCGCACTGGGTATCAAGAACCTCGGTATTGGTAGTGGTACGTCTAGCAAGAGTGGCGGACTAGCAATTGGTCAAAATAAAGGATACTAATAATGGAAAAAACAGTAGCAGCCGAATACGCCAGGCTGTCAGCTAGCAGGACTCAGTTCCTGGATGACGCAAGAGATTGTGCCAAGTTAAGTGTCCCGTACCTGATGCCGCCTAGCGGCCACTCCAGTGGGAACAAATTACATACACCTTGGCAATCAGTCGGCGCACGCGGCGTAAACGTGATGAGTTCGCGCCTGATGTTGAGCTTGTTCCCTGTCAACGCAAAATTTTTCAAGCTGATGATTGCCGACGGGGCACTCTCTCAAGATCCAGATATTGATGCACAAGCAAGATCGGAGATTGATCTTGTCTTGTCAAAGATGGAACGAGTTGTAATGCAGGACGTGGCTGAGAAAGCTGATCGTGTTGCACTGCACCAGGCAATGAAGCACTTGGTTGTGTCTGGCAATGTCCTGGTGTTTATGGGTAAGCGGGGTCTAAAGATCTATCCTCTCGACCGCTATGTAGTCCGTAGAGATGGCGATGGTCAGGTAACTAAGATCATCACTGTGGAGGCTGTAGATGCTGACACGCTGCCTGATTACGAGCCTAAGAGCGGCGGGCTGCAACCTGCTAACCACGTTGGTGAGCCAGGTGGTGGTATCCCTGCTGATCTCAAGATCGACCCAAGTAGCAATGAGGTTGCTGTTTACACTTGCGTCAAACTTATCGACGGCCAGTGGAAGTGGTACCAGGAAGTTGATGGACAGATCCTAGAGGGATCGCAATCTTCTGCTCCTAAGACTGCTAATCCTTGGCTGGCATTGAGATTCAATAATTGCGACGGTGAAGACTACGGTCGCTCGCGAATCTCCGAGTACCGTGCTGACCTGCAGAGCCTTGATGCTCTTATGCAGAGCCTGGTAGAGGGAGCAGCAGCTAGTGCAAAAGTCGTCTTTACGATCTCACCTAGTGCTACCACTAAACCTAATCAACTGGCTCAAGCTGGCAATGGAGCGATTATCCAAGGCCGACCAGACGATGTGGGTGTGATCACTACAGGCAAACAGGGAGATTTCAAAACAGCGTTCGATATGGTTCAAACTTTGACCCAACGCTTAAGTGAAGCTTTCCTTGTCTTTACGCCTAGAGACAGTGACCGCACAACAGCCGAAGAAATCAGATTTACGCAACAGAGCCTTGACGAGATGTTGGGAGGAATTTACGCCTCTCTTACTACAGAACTACTCGAACCTTTTATCAACAGGAAGTTGCTAGTTCTTCAGCGTCAACGGATGCTGCCCCAGTTGCCCAAGATCAACGGCAAGCCTGCTGTCTTCCCGACAGTGGTGGCTGGCCTCGAAGGCGTGGGCCGTGGCCAAGACCGTGAAGCGTTGATGATGTTTATGCAAACGCTGTCGCAGACCCTTGGACCGGATGCGATGCTCGCCAATCTGAATCCAGATGAGGCAATCAAGCGCCTGGCAGCTAGTGCCGGGATTGATTATTTGGGCCTTGTCAAAACGCCTGAGCAGAAGCAGCAGGAAGCACAGCAACAACAGCAAGAGGCACAACAGCAGGCACTCCTGCAGCAAGCAGGACAGCTCGCCAAGTCGCCACTGGCTGACCCTGATAAAAACCCAGCACTTATGGAGCAAATGAATGGAAGAACCGAACAAGCCGACCCCGCCGAAGAAGCCATCCCCGAAGGCGAAATCTAAGCCGACAAGTAAATACGCACCCAAGCAAAAGATTCGACCAACCATCGCGGCTTCCCGTGTGGGCGGATCGACTCGTCGGGTTACTGCGACCAATCTTTCTAATATCAAAATCATTGTTCACTAATGGCCACCACAACATTTAATCCCCAAGACGAGGCTGCTGAAGCCTCGCGTGTAGAAGCTGAAAGGCGAGCGTTGCAAATTGGCGAAGAGCTGATTGCCAAGCAAGAGCAAGCAGCCGAAACAAAATTGGCTGAAGACCAGAAGGCCCTTGAAGACGAGACCAACTATGCAGGTAAATACAAGTCTGCTGAAGAGTTGGAAAGGGCTTATCTGGAGCTTCAGAAAAAGCTTGGGGAACGCACCGAGGACTCTGAAGAGAAACCCGCTGCTGAAGAGAAGCAGGAGGGCTCAGAAGAGGCCGAAACAGATCAGGAACCCAATGAGGCCTACCAGACCCTGGAGGCCGCTTCTAAGGAGTATGAGGAGGGTGGTGAGCTATCTGAAGACACCCTCGAAAAACTCTCCCAACTGGACAGCAAAGAGCTGATCGAGAACTGGGTTGAGTACGTCAACAGCTCTAAGCCTGAGCAGCCAGCAGGTGCCATTCCTCAAGAGGATGTGGACCGGATTATGGGCTCAGTTGGGGGCAACGATCAATATCAAACAATGGTGAGCTGGGCCAGTGAGGCACTAGCTCCTGACGAAATTGCTGCCTATGACGCGGTGGTTTCCAGTGGCAACCCCGATGCCATATATTGGGCAGTACAGGGACTCAGATCGAAATACGTCGAGTCCAACGGCTACGAGGGTAAGCAGGTATCCGGTTCAAGGGCACCACGTCCTGAGCCTGGATTCCGTAGTCAGGCCGAATTGGCCAGGGCTATTTCTGATCCTCGATACCGCGACGATCCCGCTTACAGACTTGACGTGCAAGAAAAGCTCGGCAGGTCTGGGGATCTTATGTAAACGTCTTCGGAAAGGACGGTTGCGGGATTCGGTGCTCTGGTGAGCTAGGGAGGGTTCAATTCCCTCCCACCGTATTAAGGAAGCTTCGGACCTTGTAAAAAACCAGCCCGATATATCTGGGCCTTGAAAGAGATACCCCAGTCGGTGTAATTACTCGACAAC